TATAATGCATGGGATACATTCCCACCTGCAAACTTTCATGATGTAGATGGTAATTTAGGAGAAATTAATTCTTTATTTTTAATAAGAGATAATTTATATTTTTTACAAGAAAGAGGTGTAGGTAATTTGTTAGTAAATCCAAGAACAGTTATTACAGATAGCTCAGGTGGACAAATATTTACAGGAACAGGAGATACAGTGCAAGACCATTCTTATGCAAGTACAGAGTTTGGTACAATACATCAACATAGTGTTTGTGTAAGTGATAATATGGCTTATTGGGCGGATGCTATACACGATGAGTTATTTTCTTTTGATGGAAGAAAGCTAACATCTATAGGAGATATAACAGCCAATAAGAAATTTCTTAGAGATATAATAGGAGGATATAGCTATATAAATAGTTTAGGCGTACAATTGAGTGGATATGATTATGTTAATACATTGAAAAAATTTGATAGACCATTAGTTAATGAAGGTATACATTCGGTATATGACCATAAAAATAATGAGGCTATATTTACATTTTTTGATTCATATAAATTAAGAAATACTAATTCAGTTGCAACTAATAAAAAAAATGAAATATATAATACAATAGCATACAATGAACAATTAAAACTTATTACTTCTAGATATAGTTATAAGCCAAGCTATTGGATTTCACATGACAATAGAATATATACAATAAGTAACTCTAGTACAAAGTCATACTCTATGAAGAGTAAGAACTTAAATCTTTGGGATGATGAATTAGCTCCATTATGTACTTTTGAAAATAATGCACAAGAATTTAGTATAAAGTTAATTTTAAATGAAGCTCCTAGTATTTCTAAAATATTTGATAATTTAGATATAATATATGAAGGAGAAAATCAAGCAGGAGCTACAGCAGGTAATCCCAATCCATTTAAATTTACAAGTATAACTTTTGATTCTCCTGAAATGGATACTACACAAACTGTAAGTTATATTAATGGTGATGTAGAAAGTTATAGGTATGGAGTTTTAAAATTGCCTATAAGAAATCAAACTGCTACTAACAGATTAAGAGGGACTTATATAACAACAACAATACTTGAGAATGTAAATATGACTAGAAAATATAATATATTTGCAATAGGGTATAAATACAGACAATCTAATAGATAAGATATGGTAAGAAATAGATATAGAAAACCAGGAGGAAAAGTTCCTAGTAAGTTTAAAGGCTTCAGTATGTTGCCTGAAGATGTTCAGCAAGAAATGAATCCAGAACTTGCAGAAATGTATTTAAAGGGCGGTAAGTATCGCAAGAGAAAAAAGAAGTATAAAGAAGAAGGTGGCGTTAGTAAGTTTGAAGAATTAACTACTCCTTCAGATGAATTAACTCAAGGTGCTGGTTTAGCAGGAATGGCTGGTGCTACTATAGGACAATTAGCAGATGATAATGATGCTACTACTTATAAAGGTGGTGAAGTATTAGGAGATGTTGCTAAAGGAGCTGCAGCAGGTGCTTCATTTGGCCCTATTGGTGCAATAGTTGGTGGTGGTGCAGCTTTAGCTACTGGATTAATAAATAGAAATAAAGCTCGTAAAGAAGAAAAAAGATTAAAAGAAGAGCAGTTAAGTAAACAACGTGAAGAGACTAGAAATAACATTAAAAAAAGCATAGAGGATGCAGAAGAACTAGAAGAGAAAGAAAGACTTGAAAGGTCTACTATGGCTTTACAAGATATGAATCCTATGGGTTCTGAAGGTCTTTCTACCACTCCTATGATGAGAAAATATGGTGGTAAATTTAATATGGGTGGTAAAAAAACTAATATGCCACCACCACCTCCAGGATTTATGTATGATAAAAACGGTAATCTTGTAAAAACAAATAGAGCTTTAGATATTAGAGAGCATGGGGGTACTCTTGCGGGAAAGTATTCGATAGGGCAGATGCGATAGTAACAGGTCAAGAGGAGATAACAGATGCTGCCCATGGCAAGGCCATTACTAAAGCTAAATCTCCTATAATAAAAGCAATACTTTATACGGAGGCAGATAAATTTGTTACTCCTGGAAAGTATAAACATGGTGAAAATGATATACCTATTATTGGAGATACTATGTATTTAAAGAATGGTAAATCTAAAACAAAAAATATGGGTGATGGTTCTTTAATATTTAACCCTAAACAAAGAGAAAGAATTGACAAAGCTAGAAATTTAAAAGAGTTAGGTGAAGCTATAATAAAAGCTGAACAAACTTGGGCAAAATATAATACAGATTAATATGGCAAAATTAACATCTTATCAAAATGCTGAAAACATTGTTGCTAAAAATGAAGGCGGCATATCTACAGATAAAAACGATACAGGTAATTATTTCAAGCCTAAGTATGCTGGTGCTCAAAAGAAATTTATACCAACAAGATATGGCTTAACATTTTATGACTATATAACTAAGAATAAAATTAAAATTAGCGATAAGGCTACATTTGATGCAGAAGTAAAAAAGTTTAATAAATATACCAAAGATAATGTTAATAGTCATTTTAAAAAGCATTATTGGGATGCTAATAATTTAGATGATATAAAGGATGATAAATTAGCAGCTAATATATATGATGCTATGATTAACCAAACCTATACTTTAGGTGGCCCTGGTAAACATGTTACACTTGCAAGAACACTTAATAGGTTAGGATATGGTGATAATGCTACATTTACTAATAAAGAAGCTATTGATGCATTAAATAAAGCAATAGATGAAAAAGGAGCTGATGTAGTAAATGATGCATATTCTTTAACTAGAGAAGATTCATATACTCGTTCAGGAACATATAGTAAACATGGTAAGGGTTGGTTAAAAAGATTAAATCAATTTCGTACTGATAAATTTAAAATTGATTTAGATAAGTGGACAAAAGATGTAGATTTAAAAACATTAAGAACTAATTCTACAGATTATACTACACAGTTTGAATTAACTGGTTCAGAACAACAAGACTCTGAAGAAAGACAAGATGTTGCAGATAATACTTTAGATGAAGTAGAAGTTACAGCAGATGCAAATCAAGAAGAAACAAATCAAGAGGAAACTACAACCACAAGAAATTTAGAAGGGAGCGAGGAATCAGAGCAAGAATCTGAAGACTTAACTGTAAAGAATGAATCTATGCTTGATAATGTATATCGAGTATATGATGAAAGAACTCAGAAGTATACTAAAATAATTTCTTCTTATAATCCTGATACAAAAACTTGGACACACGAAGCTCAAGATAATGAAGGTTTATATACGCAAGATGAGATAAATGAAATAGGTACTATGTATACCACTATAGGTGGCGATACACCTGGAGGTACAAGTAGTTTTTTTAGCGAAGAAGAGTTTGCAGATGGTAGTAAATACTATAAAGCTTATTTTGACGAAGCACTTACAACCCAAAGTGATTTTCAAAAACGATTTTCTTTTGTAGATAATAAACCTGCACAGTTAACTACTGACCCAAAAGTATTAGCAAAATATACTCAAATAGAGCAAGAAAAAAATCTACAAGAAAGTAAAGAAAGTCTTCAACAACGAGATGCAGAAGATGCAAAAAAACCTGATGAATTTCTTGCTGTTTTAGAAAAAGAACTTGCTGATGCAAAAAAAGCATATCAAGCAAGACAAGACCAAGCTAGTAAATCTAAAGTAGAACAAGCACAAAATAAATTAGATGCTTATAAACAAAAATTAGCAAAAGAAGAACAAGCAAAAGTATTGCCTAATTTAGTTGCTACTGAAAAACAATTAAGAGAGCAGTTAGCTCAGATGCAAGAAAATCCTGAGTTATTCTCTGTAGATGAAATAAAAAAGGTACAAGCACAAATAGCTAAAACAGCTTATGATATTTCTGTTGTTCAAGGTAATCCTAGAACAGACCTACCATTTAATTTAACAGCAGAGCAGGTTAAGGATGTTATTATTACTCAAGATGATTTAAGTGAAATAAAAACTGCAGGTGATGGTGACCCTGTAGATACTCCAGAAGACCCTTTAGCAGATGTTAAAGTTACTGATGTACAAACGGTTCCAGGTGAATATGTTGAAGAAGATAAAAAAATACCTACTGAAATAGATGAAGTAGTAATCGAAGGTGATGTTGAAGAGCAAGAAGATATAAAGGATATTCAAGATAAAAGTATATCTACACTACAATCTTTAGAAAGAGGATTAGGTGGAGCTACTGCTATTATATCTGGTATACTTGGAGCAGCAGCTATGCGAAAAGCAACTAAACCGTTAGAGAAAGATGACTTGCCGCAATTAAGTGATGCATTTTTAGATTACTTAGAAAAAAATAGAGAGTTAGCAGACAGGGGTTTTTCTGTAGCAGAAGAAGCTAAGGCTATGCGTGATATAAATGCATCATATAAACTTGGTGTAGAAAATTTAATTAGAGGAACTGCAGGAGATAGAGCTAGATTTTTAGCTATGTCTGGACAGGTGGATGCAAATAGAAGTAGAGCATTATTAGATTTTGCAGCTAAAGATGCACAAATGAATAGGATTAACTTACAGAATTATGGTAAGGTTTTAACTTATAAAGAAGAGCATGATGCTAAAAATAAAATGACTCTTCGTACAGAAAAAATACAAGAGCAGTTAAGGGACAAAGCTTCTGCTGCTACTTTTGCATCTGAAGCATTTGAAAATATGTTGGATGAAATACAATATCAAAGACAATATGGGCCAGGTAGTATTAATCATACAATTAAAGAAAGAAGACTTATAGATATGTATGGTGTTGATGCTAATGGTAATCCAGTAGATGATGGTATTTTATTAACTGATGAAGAAAAAGATTTACAAGACAAACAAAAAAATAATACAAGAAATGATAATGCTTTAAATGATGCTGGTGGAGACGCTAATGCAGCTAATCAAATTATAGATGAGGAAAATCAGATTGACGAATTAAATAATGAAATTAATGATAATAATGCTACTGATTATGAAAATACTGGTGGCGAAAATACTATTATAACAAATCCGTAAATAATATGGCAGACTTTGGTTTATATCAATCAATGCGAGGCTTTCTTGGTACAGGGGAGAGAAAGTTAAGACAAGCAGAACAAGAAGCAAATGCTCTTCGACAAGAGGAGCAATTGATGCAGCAACGCGAACAAATAAACCTGCAATATGCTAAACAATATGAGGATTATGTTGGTAGCGTAAATGAATTAGTAGATGGAATGACTGTCCAGGGTAAAGAAGCTATACAAGAAAAAGCTAATACTTTACAATTGGAAATGAGAGAAGACCTAGCTAGATATAATAATAATTATAGTAGATGGTTATCTCGTGGTGGTTATGGTAAACTAAATCAATATAAACAAGCTATTATAGGTTCTCAAGAATATAAAAATCATAGTATAAGTAAAGCTAATTTAACAAAAATAAAAGAAGCACAAGATGAAGGCTTAGGCCATTTAATACCTAAAAGCACTCTAAATAGTTTAGTAGATTATAAAAATGGAGAAACTGATTTAATTCAATATAATGGTTTATTGGGCGAGGTAGATACAAAAGAGATTATTAAATCTGTAGAGATGGGTAGAGAATTAACAGGTGAAGAAATTATGTCTGGTAATAATGCAGCTATAATTTTAAATAACTATATGTTAGAAAATGGTTATAGTCGAAAAAGTTTAGATGAAATGACTCCAGAGCAAAGAATGAGATTTCAAACTACTTTATATAAATATGCATATGATAATTATGGTGGAATAAGAGGAATCGCTGACCCTAAAAAAATGACTGGTAGTACTTCTATGTCTCCATCACAACATTTAAATTTAGCTATAGCAAATATGCCTACAGTTAAAGCAGGATATGATATATATAATGATTTAGAAACTAATCAAGGTGTTGCTATATTAAGTAAAACATTAGGACTAGACCCATCTAATCAAACATCTTATAATGATGGTAGTTGGTTTAGTGAAACAAGTAGAGTGCAAGGTTATGGTATAGCTCCTTCTTTACATGAATCATTTTATAAAAGTACATTTGGTGGTAAATATGCTAGGTCATTAGCTTCATCAGATAATCCTGGTGTAATGCAAGTATCTGGTGTTAATCTTCAAGGAATGTATACACAAGATGGTACTAAAGTACAAGAAGGTGGTATGATTACAGGTACACCAACTGGCGTATTCTTATCTTATAAAACAGATAATATAACAAATGGAGATTATACAGGGCCTGCACTACTTGTAGATTATCCTGATATGTCTGATAGTGAAAGAGCAGAATATAATAATGCAATGCAAGATGTAAACTATAAACCTACTATGGTAATACAAATAGAAGGTGAGGATGGTGAATATTATTATAAAGAAATACAACAAAATGCTATTACTGCAGCCCTTAGAGATAAAGAATTAGATATTGAAGATGAACTATCCACAGTGACTAGTACGCAAAAAAGACAATCTGATGATAGGTCTAAAGTACAAATTACAAGATTAAATTTAGCAAATGAATTTAGTCAGACTTATGATATGGAATATGGTATGATAGAAATGCCAAAAATTATGCATCAACAATTAAAAGCTATACAAGTTATGTATAGCGAAAAGAATGGTATTGGAAAAGGTTCTGAGTTAGCACACACAGCAATACGAAATATGGTTAGAAACCAAGAGCTTTTATCTATTATGAAATCTGGTAATTTAGACGCTTTTTATAAATATATAGCTAAAAATTCAGGGCAAGCTACTGCTAACAAGATAAAAGAAATTTATTCAACTATATCACCTTCATTTTAATGTCTGATAATTTATTTCCACCTATAGATAATGTTAGTACGCCAGGTGTTGATGAAACATCTCCTGTACAACAAGCACAAGAACAATCTTTATTTCCACCTATAGATGGTGGTTCTGGTTATAAAGAAACAGAAACTGCAGCTATACAAATAGCTAAAGTTTCTCCTATAGATGCACAAGAAGCAGATTTAATAGCACCTGTAGAGGTAGCTTCAGGAACAGGTATGGGTTTATTTAGAAAAACTCGTAGAAGTTTATTAGCAGGTGTTGGTGATACTATAGAAGGTTTTGGTGATGCTATTAATTTTATAGGATTAACAACTGGAGCTAATGCTATTGGAGCACTTACAGGTGGTAGTTGGTATTCTAATAAGATAGGAGATACATTAACAGAGCTTGGTGGTTCAATAGCTGAAAAATATACTGTAGAAAAATCTCCAGAAATAGCAGATTTTAGTTGGGACGATTTAGCCAATCCAGAATTTTGGGCTACCTCTGTTGCTAGAACTATTCCATTTACATTATCATTATTTATTCCTGGTGCTGCTGGAGCTAAGGTAGGTACTAAAATGGCAACAACATTAGCTAAATATGCTCCAACATTAGCTAATGGTTTAGGTAAAGCTATAACGTCTAAAGGTTTAACTAAATTACCTGGACTAAAAGCTTTGCAAGGTGTTACTGCAAAACAAATTGGAACTAGAGCATTAGGTGCAACAGGAGGCTTTTTAGGAGCTGGTACTGCTATGACTGCTATAGATGGAGCAGTTATTGCAGGAGAGACGCTTGAAACGTCTTATAATCAATTTATACAAGAAGGTTATACTCCAGAACAAGCACAAAATATGGCAGCAGAAGTAGCATCTTCTGTATATATAGATAATCAAGCATCGTTTTTAATAGAATCAATATCGTATGCTACAGTTGTAGGTGGAGTTACAGGTAGAGGTTTAAGAAGAACTTTAGGTTTTGGAGCTAGGAATACAGCAAAAGAATTTGGTATAAAAGCAGCAGCAATAACTAGTGCAGGAGGTATTGAAGCTACTACTGAAATGTTTCAAGAAACATATCAAGAGTGGATAAAAGGTAAAGCAAGAGCTGAGGTTAAAGGCGAAGACTATATGTCTTATTTAGATTTCTTTAATAGCGAGGAGGCACAAGAAACTAGAGGTATTTCTTTTGCTAGTGGATTATTATTTGGTAGTGTAGGTCAAGTAATTAACAATGTAGCAGAACGAAAAGCTTTACTAGCAAATGATTATGATTTACTTGCAGCTAAAATAGACCCTTCTGCTACTGACCTTACTGTTAATAAACAAGAAAGAATACGCTCTATAATATTAGATAATGCTATAGATGGAAGATTAGGCAACACAGAAGAACTTACAAATGAATTAGTTGATGCAGGGGTAATGAGTCAAGAAGATGCTAAATTAGTTTTTCAAACAGCTAAACAAGTTAATAAAGCATTTAATGAAACACCTTCTGTAGATTTAAGTAGAATGAAGCCAAATGAAAAAAGAGAGTTGGCTGCTGCATATTTAAAAAGACAAGAATCAGAAAATAAAATTAAAGATTTAGAGTCTGTATTTGCTGATGAAATAAATAAAATAAATAATCTAGATATATCTCAAGAACAAAAAGAACAAAAAATACAAGAGTTATATTCTTTAGAACCTGACACAATAGAACAGCTTGAAATAGAAAGACAGCAACTAAATCAAGTTAATGAAGATATTGTTTCTATGCAGTCAGGTATTTATTTTCAACAAAGAAGAGAGCAACAAGCACAACAAAGAGCTGAAGAACAAAGACAAGCACAAGAGCAAAGGGAACAAGAAAGACAAGAGTTTGAAACAGCTCCTACACCTGAAGCTCCTAAAGCACCTACTCCACAACCACCAGAAGGTGTAGAGCCTACATTTGGCCCTACTATGTCTATTGATGAAGAAAATGTAATAAATGATATACTAGACCAAAGTATTGAAGATGGTAATATAACTAATGATAGAGCTAATGATATAGCACAATTTGTTATAGATAATAATATGTCATTTGAAGAAGCTCAGAATTATGTTAATCAACAAGTTACTCCTACTCCTACATCACAAACACAAAAGGTAGAGCAAAAAGAAGAACCAAAAACTAAACCACGAGTAGTTCAATATAAAGGAAGAAGCTATACAATAACTAGTGATGGAACTATAATTAATCAAAATACTAATAGGAAAATTAAACCTACTAGTTCTACAGGTAAAGCTATTTTAAAAAAATCTGCTAAACCTAGGTTTGAAGATAGTCAAATTCCTGTTAAAAGAGAATACTTTACTGTAACAAATAACGATGGAAGTGTTCAAAAATTTAGAGTAACAACACGTTTAGATGGCTCACGTAACTGGGAAATATTGGATGGTGATAGGTATGTGCCTTTTAACAATGGTAAAATAGCTGATAAAAATGTTATTGAAAGAGATAATTTATCTACTAGACAAGAACTAGACATATTTGAAGAAGCTGGGGGTGTAGTCACAACAGACCAAACTGAAGGCCCTGATGCTATTATGAATCCAAAGATGAAAGCTGATTTATCTGAAGACCAATTTAATAGAGTTTATAAAAGTCAAGAAGTTTCTACTGTAGAGTCAGAAAGCAAAGCTGTAAGTAAAAAAGGTTCATTATCAGATTTAGTTTCTGCATGGTTACAAACTCCTGAAGGTAGTTTAGAAAATCAAACAGCAGAAGAGTCTGCTGCTAAGTTTGCAAAAGAATATCTTAAAAGAGGAGGTAAAGAAACAGAACAACAGATAGAAGAAAAAGGTTTAGCAAAATCTATAGCAGACCAATTTAGAAAAGGTGTTGTTTCAAAAAAATTAGTTTTAGAGGAAATACAAAAACAACAAGGATTATTAGAGGGCACTCCAGTTCAACTATCATTGTTTGAAAAAACTAAAAAAATATTAAAACCTAAAAGAACTAATACTACTAAGCGTAAACAGAAAGGTAGAAAAAGTATTGCAGATGATTTTAGAGAAAAAGCTCCATTACAATACAAACCTAAATATAGTTATAGAAGAGCAGGTACAGAGATAGCATTGAGAGATTATTTGAAATCAAAGTTTCCTAGTAGAGAGTTACGTTTTGTTGATATATTACAAGAAAGGTTTGGTTTAAATACTACTGGATATGCAATAGGTACTAGTGCGTATGTAAATTATAAAGTTGGCGAAAATGGAGAGCTTGTAGATAAAAGTGTACAAAAAGCTATAATGCATGAGTTTGGACATTTTTTTAGAGATATACATATAAACTCAGAAGAAGTACAAGCTTTACTTAAATTATTGCCTGGCACATCATTATTTGAAAATACAAAGAACGGATACTTTGACCAAATATTATATGCTACTCCTAAAGGAAACAAAACAGGAGCAGACATATTTTTTGAAACAAATAAAAGAAATCCCAACAATAAAGCAGAGTATGATTCATTTATAAATTCATTAGGACTTGAAGTATTACCTGATAGTGAACAAGAAATAATACTTGATGAAGCTATGCAAGCTTTATTAGAAGACCCACTGTTAGAAAAGTATGGTCAAGTATTTGGTGCACAAAAACCTAATATTATATCAAGAATAAAAGATTTTTTTGATTTAGTAAATCGTTCTGCACCTGAAAGAAATAAAGCAGTAGAAATATTAAATGAAACTGCTAATACAAAAGGTGTGCCTGCTGAAAGATTTATTAGAAGAATAATAAATAACTTTAGAGAGAACCCTAATATACGACAAGCTCATCATCCTAGAGGAAGATTTAGTCGAAGTAAAGATAATCAAAAGAAAATAATAGAGCAGATTAAAAATATTATTAACAATTCTACTTTTGATATATCTACTGAATCTGTGCAAGATTACTATAACAAAATACTAGATGCTGTATTACAAATACCTGGCATTGATATATTAACTGAAAGTCAAATAAAAAATAGAATACTTGGCTCATTATTTTATCCTATAAAAGAAACAGGAATAAAGAAACTTATAAAAGACTTTGCAGTATTACAAGAACAAGAGGCAGAGCTTTTGTATGGTAGAGAAGAAGATATAAATACTGAATATGCTGGTGGTAATGAAGAAGAATCTATAAGTAGTAGAATGTCAGATATGGTGACAGATTTTTTAGAAACTTTTTCTACAGAAGAAAGACCTATATACCAGAGAGAAGTATTGTCTATGTTATATTCTACTACACAAAAATATAAAGATGACTTTTATGGTTTTGTAGATTTTATGCAATCTACTGAAGATACATTAGCTGCAGAGTTTATGGATTATGTTACATTTAAATATAATGAAAATCCTATACCTGCATTAAGATTTATACATCAAGAAAATAGAAATAAAAGATTTCAAAAGTTTATGATGTTTACTATAGACCCTATAGTAGATGATGAAGGCAATATAACGAATATAAAAGTAAACTCTAGAGTATCACGTAATAGCTACACATATCAATCTGTTAGTCATATGTTAGCTGTAGCAGCAGGAAACTATTATACTAAAAATAGAACACCTGAAATGCAGGCGGTTAGAAAAGTAATTAACGATTCTTTAAAAGGAGTAGAAACAAATACTGATTTAGCTTACACAGTATTAGAAGCTTTATTTGGTAATCAGCTAGATATATACAATATAAATTTATTTGAAGAAGATATATTAAAGCCTGAATTTGAAGGATTGTTATTTGAAATAGATGGTAAGCTATTGTCTATGGGTGAAGTATTTGATTTACAATTAAATAAAACATCAAGCAAACAAGGTAAGTTTATTAATCCAAATATTAAATCTGCGTTTAGACCAATACTTCAACAAATATTTGATGCTACTGTAGATGAAAGGTATCAAGCTACTACAATGTCTGCTGAAAATGAATCATTAAATACGGTGTCTAAACACAATTCTATATTTGAAATAAGTGAAATATTACAATCTGTAGAAAATGATGAACTTATACAGGAGCTATATAAAGATAATCATTTGATAGATGCATTGTTAGAAGGGGAAATAAATTTAGTACCCATGCCTATATCAGGTGGACAGTCTAGGTTAAGAAATAAAATAAAGAAAAACTACAACAAGTTATCTGCTAATGATTTTACATTAATGCAAATGTTAATGCAGATAAATGCATTGGCAGAAGACCAACAAGTATATTTACAATCAGCAGGACAATTAAGTGATACTAAAAATAATTATTTCTTTCAAGTTCCATTTTTAAGTGATGAACAAATAAGAACAGAAACAAATAGAATTATAGATAAGTTACAAAAAAATGGTTCAAAGTATGGTAATGGTGAGTTTATATTTCCATTTTTAGAAGAAGTAGATGGTAAGTTAGAGCTTGATGTTCGTTCATATACACGGGGTCAAGAAGAATTAATAAAATATATACAAGACAATAAAAAATATTTAGAAAATTTAGATGTAATTAAAGAACAATTACCTGATATATTTGAAGATATTGATTCTATAAGTACAGAGACATACCTTCAAGTACAAAGAATTCAGTTTAATCAAATTATAAATCAATTTCAATTACAAGAAATATTTATAGGTGATGCTACTAAAAACAAATCTAGTATTGATTTTGTAAAAAGAGCAAAACGTGCTGGTGCTAAACATATACCATTAGGGGAGGAAACAAGAATAGACCTTACTGTATTAGAAGATTTTTATGTATTAAATGAAGATGTTAATAGTCAATATTTAAAAGGTACAATAGTAGGTGAGGCTACATTAGAGCGTATTACAAATCGTTCCGTAGATGAGTTAATAGCTGATGGCATAACATCTATAGCAACAGACTCTGGAGCATATATTACTGATGTTACAGCTAAGAAAATACGCGATATGTATGGCAATTTAGATGGAGAAAACATAGCTCCTGGTACATTTAAGTTTGTTGGTGCTGGTGTCGAAAAAGATAATGTAAATATATTTGGTGAAGATTCATATTTAAAATCTAATGTTGGTGTATTAACAGAGGAGTTTGTAACAAAACATCCTGAATATAAATATATATATGATATACTTGTAGCTAGAGAGCAAATAGCTGATGCTAATATTGGTGTAGGTGAAATGTCTTTACCAGTAGTATATCATAAATCAGGAAGTAAAGTTTTACCTAAAGGCTATCCTGTGTTTAGAAGAAACACACCTATAGAAGATATAAATACACAGCTTAATAATATACTAATTAATGATGGTAACTATGGGTTTTCAGGATTAAACTATGGCGTTCAGTTAGATTTAGATATAAAAAGATATTCATCTCAAAGACCAGAGCAAGCATATGCATTTGATTTAATTAACTTATCTGATGAAATGAAATCGTTAGTTGATAAGATGCATAAAAAATATATGCAAGCTACAATGTTACAGTTTAATGAAATTATAGGAAGGTTTGAAGTATTTGGTAATGATGCTATAAATGTAAGTGAAAAAATATTCGGCTCCAAAGCATCTAGGTTGTCTAGTTTAGCTGGAAAAGATTTGCCTGGAATATTTCCTTTGCGAGATAAATCTATAGCTAAAAAGTTTGGATTATTTGGAAGTAAAATACAAACACCTGGAGGCATAGGTACAGAAGCTTCTACCATAGGAAATGAATGGAAAGCTTATACATCTCTTACTGAGTTGATTAAAAATTCATCAGGCGAGTATAAAAGAAAACTACAATTATTAAATCAAAAGTATGGCAATATTAGAGTGTCTGAAGTTTCTTTGCCTGCTACATTTGGGAATAGACGAGTAGGTATAAAAGAAGGTGATTTAATATTTGGCTCTCGTATTCCTACACATGGTAAACAAACTAGAGTTTTATTTGTAGTTAAAGAAATATTACAACCTGAAATGGGTAATCAAACATTCTTTAATCCATATATATCAGAGATAATGGGTTCAGATAAAGATGGTGACCAAATATATTTTAATGGTAAATTTGCAAATCCTAGAGCCTGGCAAAATACTTATAATCAGGGTTTTGATTTAGAAGTTCAACTATTTGGTAGTAAAGAAGTGCAGGATGAACTTAAACTACAAATGAGTACATTTGCAGAAGACAATCAAAAAGCTATAGATAATAGCAATAAGTTTTTTAAATTATCTACAGAGCAATCAAAACCTCCTCATAGATTAAGATTACTAGGTAATAAAATTACATCTAAAACAAATTTAGAGTCTAGTCCTCTAATAGGTTTTGCTGCAAACGCTCAAAGATTATTTAGTTATTTTTTAAGATATAATATAAAATTACCCGCTACATTTACTATAACAGGTATAGATGGTGTGTCAAGAACATTTAGTGAATTTGATACTATATACAATAAAGAACAGGGTGTAGCTAATTTTATAGAGGTAGCTAAAATATTAAATACTGTGTTAGATGAACCATCACATCAAAAGACTGAGGAGCTTGGATATGATGCAATAACTCTATCACACGCTATTATATTGTCATATATGGGTATACCTACTCAAGATATAGTAACATTGTTTAAATCGCCTATATATCAAGAATACTCAAGACTATCTAAACCTTTAAGTTTATTTGAACAACAATATGAAAACAAACCAGACAAACGTACTGTTATGCGTTCTTTGTTTGGTAAAGTTACAAGTATTAAACCATTTATAACACAAGGTGGTAGGCGTAAACCTAATCCTAAATTTGATGATGCTTATAAAAAATTTAGAGATGATTTATTTGTAGGTATAAATAAAGTAAACTTAGGAGATATAGTATTAAATAAAAATAAAAAAGATGTATTAAAGTTATTGTACAATCTTGAGGCTATAAATCAAGCTGCACTAGGAACTACTGCATATATGGGTATACACAATGGAATACAATCATCCCCACATCAATCATCACTAATTGTGTTAGAATCTTCAAATGCATTTAAACCAATGTTTAATGAAGAATCAGGAGAAGTACAAGAGTTTATACAAAGCCCTAAAGTACAACATAATTTAAATATTATAGATAGACTTACTAAATGGCATCAAAATCATTCTAAATTATTTGATGTATTTGTAGAAGGTTTTGTAGGTACAAGAAGATATTTGCAAACACCAGACAATTTACTTAACATAACTAGAAGATACTCAGAGTATATTGCAGTTAATACAGTACCTGCATTACAAAATTTATATTCTATAAATGAAAAATCTTATTTACCTAAACTAGAAGAGCTTGTAGAAAAATATGGTGAGCTTGAATTTTTTAGCAAAGCTACATTATTTCAAAATGATGAAGTATTAAAAGATGGTAGAGTAATACAAGGTATAGGCTTAGTATCTAACCAAGAATATACACAAGACTTAGCTGAACAAGAACTTGAGCGTATAGGTAAAGAACTGCAAGATAATCTTACACAAGATGAAATAAACTTACTTATTCAGTATGATTACCTATCACATCAATTTGGTACGAGCCCTAACTCTATACTACATATGATGCCTGACTCTACATTAAAGACTATACAAGAAGGATATTCGAGATACATTAGTTCTTCTGAAACTATTGAAAAATTCGAAGAGGATATGATTGATAGTGTTTTGTTTGAGCCTGAGTTTGGTGCTATACAAGAATGGAGAGATGGTAAACGTAGATATGAATTTGAAATAACTGAAGATTTAGATTCATATGTTTTGGAAGCAGATAATTCAGTAACACTATCTACTCAAGTTATAGGTAAGTCTGCACCACCTAAATATGTAAAATTATTTGACAAAACCACAGGTATTTCATTTATATATATAGAGAATATAGCTCAAGATACTTTAGGAGATTATAAGTTTTATAAAGAATACAATACTAATGAGCAGCATATTATAAAACCTTCTACATATACAGAAGAATCTTTTGAAACTTATAATCAAACAAATACACAAGAAAGAAAACCTAGAGGTAGATTTAAAAGAAATGTAGGTAATGAAACTCTTAAGTCTATAAAAGAAGTACAACAAAAAATAAAAGAAGAAGATATAATACCAGGCGACCCGTTAACTGCAGAACAAACTATAGATATAGAAAATTTAAATAATACGGAAGATGTTAAATCATTTAGAGGTTGGTTAGAGTCTGCGTTACTTGATAGAGATGTTACTGAAATATTAAATGACGAATCATTAATAAATAGATATACGCCTTACTACAATAATTATGTAGAGCAAAAAAGATTAATGAATGCTATAGAAAAAAAGTTTGCTGAAGTTAATGAAGAAGGTATACCTTACTATCAAAGAAGAGAAGAGTTTACTGATGAGTTGTTAAGAGACCATATTCAAGTGTTACAATTAGGCGGTATGGATTATCGTGCTACAGAAGATTTGTATAATAGACTTGTTGAGGAAATGGCACAGCGTGCGACTAACGACCAACATAAGATGATACAAGAGAAGATAGAAGGTTATGAACAGACTGAGCCTGGAGCTAGAGATATATCTGTGGCACAAGCTTATATGTTGGCTAATAATATAGATAGCAGAAATGAAGGTGTACAATTTTTGCAACGTAAATTTGATGAGGAATATAAAAGATATATATCTGAATTAAATGAAAAGGTAAAAGAAATAAATACTGTTCATCAAAAACTTGTAGAATCTAAAAACAAATCATTTAGTATTTTACAAAAGGTTAGAGCAAAATTTGCACCTAATGAGTTTTATGAGCACTATTATGGAAATATATATTATGAATCTCCAGATGGTATTGCATTAAGACCACTTGATAATATTAAAAGAAAAGATGGTGATAGTATAGTTTATTATAGAGATAAAAATGGTTCTATTATACAGGGAATAAATCAATTAAATCTAACTAAAGAAGAAAGAGATTATTGGAATATGTATAAAGAAACTACTGAATCTACTAGAAAAATATCTAATGCTGAAATGCGTGATAATTATATTCCTAATATTAAGATGAGTCCTTTTGAAGCATTACAGTCTAGAGGTTTATTTGGTTTGTTTATGTTAACTAATAGAGGAATAAACGATATAGGTGTAGTAGAAGTTTTAGGTACAAATCCTGAAACAGGAGAAAGAGTACTATTGCCGTTTGAAGAATTCCAAAAACTATATGGTTATGGTAATGTAAATAATTCTGTGTTGAAAGATATAGAGTCTATAAGAGAATATAAAAGACTAGAGAAGTTAGCTCAGGAAGGTTTGCGTAGAGGTATGCATATGTCTGAAGATGGTAAATTTACTAACAGATATTTTAATTTACGTAATACTAACACTGATGCTATGCAGGGTGGAGATATGTTCTACAGATATAGTAATAGTCGTTCTGTAAAAGCTAAAGCATTTGGTACTAAAAATATACATAGAGCTTTATTAGAACATGTAAAATCTACATACTATACATTTGGAACTAAAGAAGTTGGTGGTAAGTTTGGAGGTATGATAGAGTTTATGCCATTAGTAGATGGTTTAATTCGTATCAATGAAAATGAAGGCAACAAAAATATTGTTATGTATCTTACTAAACTTTATAAAGAGGGACAGTTACTACAAAAGAAACAAGACGTTGCTAAAGGCGTTGACCCTGTAGTTGATGGATTTGTTAAATACACAATGTATATTACACTTGCACTTAACATACCTGCTGGTATATTTAACGTGGCTGTAGGTAAGTACAATGAAATAAGAAAGAGAGGTGTTGGAAAGTTTGCTAAAGGTGAAGCTAGATTCTGGGGTATAGATAGAATGTTAAAAGGAGATTTTGAGGGTACACAAACAGCGTTTAGAAAGTCTATGGCTATATTAAAGAAGACAGCTTTTATGACTCATAGTTTATATGATTTAGTTCCTTCTACCCCAGGCACATTAAACTTTGCAGGTAAATCTATAGATGATATTTTATTTATGGTAATGCAAGGTTCTGAAAATTGGATACAGGGTGCAGCATTTTTAGGAGAGCTTACAGAAGAAGAGTGGAACTCATATGATGTAAATGGTAATCTTTTAGAAAATATGCCTGGCATTACACCAACAAGACAATCTCAGATAGAAGATAGAGTAAGAAAGGTACATGGTAGAGGTTACTCTCCTACAGACCAAAGGTTAATACAAATGTATTCTTTAGGTCGTGCATTTATGCAACACAAAAGATGGTTGCCTACATACATAATGGATAGATTTGGTAGAGACCAAATAAATAAATATGGTGAAAGAGAAATAGGTAGTTATGTAGCTGGAGTTGAGTATGCTAGAGAAGCTACAAAATTTGCTAGACAAGTTTTAAATAATCAGATAACTACACAAGAGGCTATAGAACAGCTACGCAATATGCCTCAATATAAACGAGAGGCTGCGTATGCTGCTCTACGAGGACTAGGTATGACAATGATATTAACTGCTATATTATTTTCTTTAAAAGCTGCAGGTCAAGATGATGAAGACCCATTATATCACTTTGTTTCTAGAACTGTAAGTGATGCTTTGTTAATATTTGATACTCCTAAGTTTACATATTTTATGCTACCACCTTCATTACAAACATTTGAAAATGCAATGTTACTTGCTAGATATAGTGTGCCTGTATCACAGAAAGAATTTGGGTTTGCTAAAATGAAAAGAAAAGGTAGGTATGCAGATAGGGGAGAATGGAAGGGTACTACACCTTTAGTTAGGTTATTACCATTCAATAAAATTAGTAGACAGCTAATGTCTCAGCAAGATTTTGATGTTCAAGAAGTTTTGTTTAAGTAAATTAAATTATATTTGTAAAATAAAGTTATTAATATGGCAAGTCTTTTATTCACAGTTACAGTAAATACTAACGAAACTGGTTTAGTCTTTAAAGATAATACTAACTCTAGTTCAAGTAGAGTGGGTGGTTGGGCTACTAGTCCTAGTAGTGTGACTATAAATAAATTTTTAGTAAAAAAATACGATGGTAGTTCATTTGCTGATGTTAAAGAATTAGCTGCATTGAGTGCTATTACTAGTGCTTTTCCTACAAATAGCCCTGCTAGTGTTACTCTTGGGGCAAATGTTTTTGATTTTACTAGCACTATGCCTGATGGTGTATATATGTTAGATGTAGATATATCTGCAACTGAAAGTGGAACTGCACAGGATTATCATTTTAAAGTAGGGTTTGTAGTTCAAGGTGATTTAAGATGTAAAATAAAATCATTGCTAATTGATTTAGCTAATAATTGTGATGATTGTAATAGCAGTAGTAAAGATGAAATATTTTGTCAAATACAAGCTGCTAAAAGTTATTTAGAAGCAGCTTATGCTACAGCATCTTTAGTTAATGGTAGCGAAGAACATTATGCTTGTGCAGGAGAATTGTTTGAAAAAGCTGTAGATGCATCAGTAACCTCTAAAAATTGTTGCGACTAATGGCACATACTATAAGCACAACATTTGCTGTCGGAGAATACGCAGACCCTTTAGCTACAGAACAAGCGGGTTGCGCTACTACACTATCTAATCAAGGTGCTAATAATTATTATGATACTAATACTATTAGCTCGTATGCATTTCCTAGTTTAGATACGCCCTCAGATTTAACTAATGTATCTAGAATAGGAGATGCTGTTATAACATGTGAGATAGTTAAACTATCTAAGTTATTAAAGTATGAGCTAGGCAATAAAAAAAGAAATAAAAAATTATTAAAAAAAATATATATTCTTAGCTTAATAAGAGAATATTTTTTTACAGGCATGGTAGATAGAACTGCATCTACTACAGGCCTAGAAGTTTATGGTAACTCTACTGGTTGTACACTAACAACAGTAGCTGAGTATGATTATGTTTCTAACTCAGACCAAGGTACAACTATTATAAGAGAGTACTTAAAAGAATTAATTAAAGATTGTAATACATTTAAAATATAAATTATGGCACTAGATAAAACGGCATCATATGTAACTAAATCTACAGCAGTAACACCAAGCGATACAGTAGATTGTAAACCTGGATTGTTATATGTAGGAGTAGCAGGTGATGTAAAGGTTGATTTATTAGATGGCGATACTGTAATATTAAAAAATATGGTACAGGGTATTGTTCATCCTATATATGTTAAGAGAGTACATAGTACATCTACTACAGCTACTAATATATTTACCTGCAAGTAATGATTGGAGCTAATGTTTCCTTATATAACAGCACACCTGCTACAGCATTTAGCCTTACTGATATATCAGGCTTAACTGCTTGGTATAAGTATAATGAAGGGGTAACTAGTAGTAGTTCAGTTGTAAGTTTGTGGAATGATAGTAGTGGTAATAATAGACATATGGGTAATATTACTGCTACTAACAAAAGACCTGTTGTAAATGGAAGTGATAGTACGATTGGATTTGCTACTGATAGGTATTTAGAACTAGGTAGCTCATATGGTACAAATACTGATTTTCCAAATTCAAATGAGTTTACAGCATTTTTAGCAGTAAGAATACCTTACAATACATCAACTACTAAAGTAAATCCTATAGTTGTAGGGTCAACTACACTTGATAGTTTTACTGTAGGTAATCTTGCTTTTATACCAGGAGACAATAGTTATTATGCTTTTAATGGAAATGGTTCTGACCAAAATCTTTCTTTAGCAGATAGTACAGAACAAACACACGTTCATGTAAACAATCAACTTTTTGTTTTTGCAATTAGAAGAACTGGTACATCAATAACCTTTATGAGAAATAGTAGGTCGAATGTAATAACTACTGCAACAAAATCTAATACAACTGCTACAGTAGATTTAAATACATTAGGAACTAAAGCTGCTGGAGGAAGTAATGTTAGTATAGCAGAAGTAGCAATTTATAATTCATCTCTTTCTGATTCTGATTTTGATACGGTAATAGATGATATAAAAACAAGAGTAGGAATATAATGGCAAGAGAATTATTTAAAGGAACACAAGCAGAATGTCAAGCTGCAATAAATAGAGTTAATACAGCATTAGGTTTAAGTGGAGAAAGTATAGATTTTCCTACAGAACTAGATGCCGCAAACGATATATATATGTGTGTCATTGATGGTTCAACACAAAAAAATTCACTAACTACATCTGAAAAAAATAAAGTGTTAGCACAAGAAGATGCTGAGATAACTTATTTAAAAAATGAAAAAGTTTTTTCTAAACATGTAGACGGCAAAGTGTCATACACTAGAACGGGAACAATAGTCTTACAAGCAAATCTAAAAAAGTTTAGAGAAGGAGATACCGTAACTTGGACTGCTGCATCTCCTACAGGAACTGAAAAAACAAAATTTTTATTTGACACAGGAAGTTGGAAAATATTTAGACCATCAAACATTACTGCTAATTCAATACAAACTATAATACCTAGAAGCGGAACATATAATGTCATAGTATATTCAGCAGGGTTTGGCGGTAGAAAACAAACAATAACACTAAACGTGTAGTTATAATGGCACGAGTATCTACAGCACAAGAAATAGCACTTATGAAACAAAGAATGGACTCTATGGAGGATAAGTTAGATAATATGGATAAGAAGCTAGATAACTTAACTAAGAAGCTGTTAGACCCTGATACTGGTGTAGTTTCTCGTGTTAATCAAAATACTGCGGCTAGAAAAATTATAAGCCGTGCTATATGGTCTTTGTATATTATTGTATTAACTGCATTAGCTACTTATTTTTTTGGTAAATAATTAAATATAAAACTATGGAAGATATTTTAAAATTAGTAGAAACATATGGTATAACATTAGTATTATTGCTAGGTAGTTGTTATGCTCTTTACAAATTTTTTGTGTTTTCGATTTATGAGGTGAAAGGGCAGTTTAGCAAATATCACGAAAATAATGCAAAGGATATGCAATACATAAAAAATAAAATAGATATTATATTAGAGTTTATCAAACAACAAGAGAAATGAATTTTAAAAATAATGCAGAGATAGGTTTAGAAAATTCTTATTTAGTTCTTACAGGTCAGATTACTTTAGAAGAATTGTTTGTTAAACATCCATATAAAGTTTATTTAGCACACGTACCAGGGGATGTTGATAATGAAAAAAATATAATTGATGATTTAATAGACCACTATATTTATTATGAAGAGTATGAAAAGTGTAGTGAGTTAAAAAAACTAAAAGATGTTTACTAAATTTTTTGAAATATTTAAAGATGATAATGAATGGAATGAAAAAGCTATTGTAGGTTTTTGTGCATTTGTTATTATGATATTTGTTATATTGGCTGATGTTATATCAGGTTGGTTCGGTAAAGATTTAGTAATTAATGAGTTTATATATAACTCGTTTTTAATTGTAGTTCTGGGAGCATTTGGTATATCAGGATTAGAAAAAGTATTAAAAAAATAAATAATTAAAAAATGGCAAATTTAACAGTAACATTAACAGAGTCTTTAACAGTAGGCTCGGATACTCACTCCTTCTCATTAGATAAAACTATTACAGGAGCTAATGCTGTATTCAAACAAAATGTAACTGCTCCATCTGCTATGACTGAAGTGTTCCGCGTAGGAGCTGCTGCAGGATTAGGTCAGGTAGCAGAAGCATCTTTACTGTATTTTAGAATAACAAATAATAGTTCAACAGAAGAGGTAATAGTACAGTATATGGATGCTACAGGTAACTTTGCAGTTAACCATGTTTTATTTCCAGGAACTAGTCATTACTTTTTTACAGATGCTACTAATGGCGTAGAGTTTGAAACAGCTAGTGCTAGTGTAACCTTAGGTTCATCTAAAATTGCTACAGCAAGTGGTGGCGTAGAAGGTGTTATGATTAAAAGAGGTGGCTCTACTGACGTATCTTGTACAATATTTGCAGTAACTGAATAATGCAATTAGAAGTTTTAAGGTTTAGCTCTGGTAGAGATTCTACTAGTGGAGCTTTATACCAAGTGATTGATGGGGAGAAACATTTTTTATGTTACACTCTCGAAGATGAGTATAGAGACACAAAGGTTTATAGTGAAACTCGTATACCTTGTGGCACTTATAAGATACGCTTTAGGACTGAGGGTGGCTTTCACGCTAAGTACTCTAAAAGGTTTTACGATATACACAAAGGAATGCTACACATTATTGACGTTCCTAATTTTAAGTATGTGCTTATACATTGCGGAAACACAGACGAGCATACCGCTGGTTGTCTCTTGGTGGGGGATACCCAACATAATAACGTGGTCGAAGAAGACGGATTCATTGGTCGTTCTACGGCCTCTTATAAAAGGATTTATCCTCCTATTGCTAGAGCTTTACAAAAAGGTGAAGAAGTTACTATAACTTATATAGATTATGCTTAAATGGATAGGTCAACATATAGTAGATTTAATAGCAAGGTTTCGCTCCGATGTTTATTTAGAAAATATAGCAGACGGAACTGTTGTTGATGATAAGTTTCTTGGATTAGATGCTAACAATAAAATAGTTAAAGAAACTGTAAGCTCTGGTACAGTAACAGGTAATCTAGAAGTAAGTGGTAATATAGAGCTTGGTCATGCTTCAGATACAACATTAACTAGGTCTGCTGCTGGTAAAGTAACTATTGAAGGTAGAGAGATAACAACTAATGGTAGCTCTGGAACTAACTTTATATCGTGGTCTACGAATGGATATGTAGGCACATCTGTTCAAGATAAATTACATATAGGTAATAGTTTATATGGTAACTATCATTTTAACTGGGAAACAGTTAGTGTAGCAAGAACTAGTGGTACTATAACAAAAAACCAATTAAATTGTGGTTGGTTAATTCCTGTTGACTTAGCTAAAGTAGAAGTATATGTTAATGTAAGAGTTAATGATGCTAATAAAAATATAGTAACTAGAGCTTTTAAAACAGCTAGTAATTTAACAAGCACTACTAGTGTAACTTATTTAGGTAGTGAAGCTACTGTGACAAATATAACTCAAGCATCTTTTCAAGACGTAGGCCCTATAACAGATATAGGTTCTGTAAGTAAAGGAGAAATGTTATATGTTGGAGTAGCATGCACTAATGGAAGACCACAAATGAGATTTAACATAACCGTATTTGGATACATAGCATGATAAATAAAAATATAGAATACAAACAATTTAGTATAGCTTCTACTGGAGAACAAGATATAATATCTCCTTCGGACTATATAGTAAGCCCTAAACGAAGTTATAATTTTAAAGTAGTTATTGCTAATACAAATGCATCAGCTACTAGCACGGTAAGTTTATATAATGTAGATGAAGATAGAGCTATAGAGTTTTATTATATTAGAGATGTAGAAATTCCAAAAGGAGCCTCTTTATGTATTGAAGATAGAATTGTAGCAGGTAGTCCTTTAGTACTAAAAAGTGTGTCTGGTGCTGTAGATTTAAATGTACAAATAATAGATGACTAATATAAAAGTTCCTATATGGTTAGCGGATATAAAAGTTGTATCTAAAAATGGTAAAATATTTACTGTAAAAAGAATAGTTTGCAAGGGGAATAATGAAACTGAACTGATGGCCAACCCAGAAGTTTTATCAAGATGCAAAAAATCTATAAGGGGTGGCAAGAAATTATTAGACAGCCTAACTATAAAGTCTATACGACTTATATCACAACATGGTTATGGCCCAAAAGAATTTGATTATGTCGAAGTATAGACCAAGATTAACTGAACAAGAATATGAATTAATACAAAACTTTAGAAACGGAAACAATGTTGGTATTATAGGAGATACACACGAACCGTTTTGTCATCCTGATTATTTAAATTTTTGTTATGAAACATTCAATAGATTTGGATGTAGCACTATAGTTCATATAGGAGATGAGGTAGATAATCACGCACTATCTTATCACGAGCACGACCCAGATGGGTTTGGAGCATCAAGAGAAGCAGAGCTTGCACAAGCTAGAATGGAAGAGTGGTATAAAACATTTCCAGAAGTAAAGGTATGCGTAGGTAATCACTCAGCACTACCTTTTAGAAAGGCTATGACTTATGGTATACCTAAACGTTTTATGAAATCATATGAAGATATATGGAGTGCACCTAAAGGATGGAAGTGGGAAATGCATTGGGAAATAGATAATGTTTTATATGAACACGGTACTGGAAGCAGTGGCCCTAATGGTCATAGAAATAGAGCTATAGCTAATAGACAGTCTACTGTAGTAGGTCATAGCCATAGCTTCGGTGGAGTATCTTATATGGCTTCTCGTAATGATTTAATATTTGGAATGAATGTGGGTTGTGGGATTGATGTAGATTCGTATGCAATGGCTTATGGTAAAGGGTTTCCTAAAAAACCTACATTAGGATGTGGAGTGGTATTAGATGGCGGCAGGATTGCTTTGTTTGTTCCTATGGATTTAGGTTCTAAATATACTTGGAATGGGAGATAAACTTAAATATACTATATTCTTTCTGCTAGGCATAAGCATCTTTATACTCGCACACCAAAAAAAGTCTTATCAATATAAGTATGATTTAGCTTTACAAGATTTAGATGAAGCTAACAAAGCTTTTAATATTACTACAGAACAAATAGAAACATTAACTAATAAGAATGATGAACTTAAAAAACAAATTAAAGAGTTTAAAGATGTCGAAGCAGTTACTATTATACAAACAAATACTGTTATTGATACTGTTGTATTTAGCGTTCCTAACACTAGTATCGACTCAGCCTGCAATTTTGTATCACAATTAGTTATAGATACTACATTTTATTCTTTTGACTTTACATACACTCAGGAAGACTTTACTATAAACAAACTATCTATACCAAACAAACTTAGTATAGTAGTAGGTGATAAAAAAATCAAAGGATGGACAGGTATAACAAAAGGGAAAGAATATACAATAGATGTATCTTCATCTAACCCTTATGTTAATACTGTTAATATACAAAACTATAAAATAGTCGACGAGAAAAAATGGTATGAGACCAAGTGGTTTCTTATCGGAGCTGGTTTTGTAGGAGGAGTTTTAATAGCTAAATAACTATCTTCTTTCAATCTTCTTTTGTATAGCAGAAGCTTTACTATGTTCTCTAGTTATTAAAGAGTTCACCTTCTTTAACATTTTTTCTAGGTATCTTTTATACCTCCTGAGATATTCTACTCTTGTCATATCTGTTTATGTATTTAATATAGTCGCCATCATCTAATCTGTGGTTAGTTTTATGATTATTAAAATATACCCATGCTATAGTATCAGTTCCATCTTCTAATACTATTTCAGCAGGGTATCTATAATACCATCTAGGATGTCCTTCTAGCATATCAATAGCCATAAAGGTATCTTCATCTACTTCATATACTTCTCCAACAATCTGGCAAACTTCTTCATTTGGATTTAAGTATGGTATTCCTGCAGTATATAAACTATAAAGATTTTTAGTTTTACCTGAGCCAATAAACTTTGCATGTCTTAATAGAGAGTTATTGTTTCCTCCCTTTCTTAATGTACCATACACAAATATGTGATTAGACTTCATATACTTTGCCATTGTTGTAATGATTAAAGTTAATGCCATCATTTAAAGATTTAAACTTATTAAGTAGCATTTGATATTCTTTTCTTCCTTCTTCTATTAACTCATCTGATAGTTTATATGTGCAATATGCAAACGGATAAACTTTTTCTTGAGCTATTATATAGTAGTCTTTCATACCAACAGCATCTAAATAGAAAGCTGCTTGCCTATGATAGTTTCTATTAACTATAGTGTCTTTAAAAACTTTTGGATTAGCCGATTGACAGGTTTTTAAATCACAAATAAATCCTTTGTCTTCATTAATAATATCTATTTTACCTTTACACAACACACCTGACTCTCTATTTTTCCATAGGATAATCTTTTCAAATTCTGAGCCAACAAACAAATCTTGTATGTTATTATTTGTAGATAGTTCTTTAGCCATACATTTTATTGAATCAAAATCATTAGAGTTAATTAATTGTTTATTAACGTTAGCTAACATTATATCTTCTTTCCATCTTTTATTGGCTGCCAGATTCATGCTCCTGGTAGGCTCTGGTCTTTCAAGTAAATCTAATATAAAATATACATCATCAAATGTTTCAGGTTCTAAAACAAAATGATGATATGCAGTTCCAAACTTCATAGCCTCGGTTTCATAGACACCTATATTACCAGATATATATTCTATATAGTGTCGCATACTTTTTTCGACATACGACAACATGCTTTGTGACATATACCTATCATCACCATAATAGGTAGCGTCAGTTATCTCTAAGTCTATTATAGGCTCAGAGTAAATATTGTTTTGTTTCATACTATTCTTCTTAATTATTTTGATTCTTCTTCGTCTTGTAATGCTAGCTTTAGTAAAACTAAATAACCTATAAGGTCATCTATAGTATCTTCTGTTTTGTCGTTTATACCTTTGTTTCTAATTCTCATTAACTTATCATCTATCCTTGCTGTAAGATTATCTACAGCAGTTCCTTTAGCAAATATGTTAGCAGGATTTAAAGCAGAGTCTCCATAGCTTTTATTCTTATCTATTAAAAGATTCTTAACTTTATCTACAGCTAACTCAATACGATTAGTTGTTTCTTTTTTACTTATTTTAGCCATTCTACAGCAGTTTGTTTTACTGAATTACTATCATCAATTATTTGTTTTTCTAACTCTAGTAATGTTCCTATTAATAGTCTGTGTTTTCTCATTAACTCACTCTTATTATCCTTGTATTGTTCTAACTTGATATACATACGTTGAACTGAATGTATTAAAAGTGATACTTCTTCTCTTGTTAATTTGATTTTTTGTTCCATAATATTAACTTCTGTAATAAGTTTCGTATATGTTTAAATACTCTATTTTTTCTCTTCTTTTGTTATCATTAGTCCAATTTTGTCTGGGCGTTTTAATACCAAACATTAACTCAAAAGAAACATCTGTATTTATTATCTTGGGTATTCTAATCTCTTTAGTATCAATATCATCCTCCACTTTATAGAATACAACCTCTTGTCTATCTATTGCCATGTACGGCAAGTTAAATTAAATTTATTTAATATACAACTATGCGTAATTATATTTAACGCATCTTAATTCTTGCTCTAGAGATTCTATCTTTTCTTGTAACTTAATTATAGTCACTCTATCTATATTCATTTCTTCTCGCAACTTTAATAATTTATTTCTTAATTCTTTATTAGAAATTAAAAACCTATCTTGTAATCCTTGAAATCGTACACCGCTATCTTGATAAGATTTATGTAGTGATATAGCTTTATCTAACATTTCTTTAAATACTATATCATATTTAGCAGTTTCAGGAACTAACTTTCTATAATGTATAATAGAACTGTGATGCCTGTTAAGAACCTTACCAGCATTAGTTAATGATATATGAAATTTAGTTATTAGAATGTAACCTAGTATAGCTCTACAATCTGCTAGGTGTCTGGTTCTTTTACTAGATGTTATCTCTGTAAACTTAACATCTAAAGTTTGACAATAATCGTTTATATATTGTTCTAATGTTTTGTCTGTGTTACTCATAAAATTTTTATTATTACTCCTGCATTTTCTTTATCTACTTCGTATCCTTCAAACACAGGTATTACATTGTGGCAGTCATCATCTTCTAACCAGCCGTACTTTTGCATTAAATCTAATGGTAGCTGTGCTGCATTTACATAATCAAACTTTCTTCTGGTGTCTCTAATAAAATAAAAAGAAATCTTATAAGGTTTCTCTTTATCTTTAATCATCTCTAGAAAGTTTTCTTTATTAGATATATAATCTTGTTTAGTATTTTTAATATATCTAGCTGCAGTCTTGCTATGTACTAAGAATTTACCTGTCCATTGTTTGCTATTCTTAGACGAAGACACATTACCTTTAATGTATATTTGTTTCATTATATTTCGTTAGGGTCAGGTATATAAACATCTAGGTGTTCAGCAGCCCAGCGTTTTACATTTTCTATAAACTCTACCATATCTGTATTGCTGAGTTTAGTTGTTGACAATGTATACTCTACCCATTCATCATTAATCTTTTTCTTTGCAAATAAAAACTTACGCTTTAATACTTCGTGCATATCGTCTTTATCAAAGCCAGTAAAATCGGAAAGTAGCCTTACGACTACTCCCCAATAATACTTATTTAAGTCAAGACTTCGCTTTGTTTTGTAATTATCAACACTGATAACTACTAACTTACCCTCCCTTGCAATCAGGTCAGACTTAAATATAGTTTCATTATTAAACTTAAGCGTCTGATTTTGTACTGTTGCCAGATGTTTCATTAGCTTTAGCCATTTCTTCAAAATATTCACCTAGTTTTTTACCTACACTTTGCATAGCGTCTTGTATCTTAACCCAATCCGCTACCAGCGCACCGAGCTGGTTCTTTTCTACATGAAGCTTTTGTATAAAATCTGCGATAGGTAATTGAACGGAGTATTTAACTCCGTCAATTTCTATCTCTTTCATTTCTTTTTTCTTATTCTTAGCCATTAGAATGGTAAATTATCCTCAACAGTTTTAGCAGTCTGCATTCCATTATGAGCTGCTAATGCAGCTTCATATGCAGCCTTGTCTTCTTCCGAAAGAGGCTTGTTAAAACTATCCTTAAATTCTACAGATACTTCAGGCTTACGAGAGCTAAAATATTCTGTAGCAGTTTTAATTACAGGCATACCTGTATCCCTGTCATTAGTCCAATACTCTCTATCTCGCAATATAACATTTACTACAGCGTCTACTGCTGATGCTATTGCTGCCTGGTCTGAACTAAAGTTAGACACTCCACAATCTAATAAGAAACCTTTAAGCTGTTTAGCTTTGATTTCTTTTACAATGTCTTTATCGGTATCCTTTACCTTGTAGAATCGGATACCTTTCTCTCCTGATTTATTCTTAAGAACATACTCTACAAAGTCTCCTTTGTCTTCCCAAGAAATTACTTTTACTTTGTGAACTCCTGCTCCAAGATACTTAGAGCCTTCACTTACTTCAACTGATTTTAAGTTAAACATACGATTTAATTTTAATTATAATATTCATTACATTTTTCGATTACTTGATGAAGGTCATTATCAATATACATATCATCAAACATTCCCATAGGAGACTTAGCACTATCTGTACCAATACTGTTTGTTCTGAATCTATATTTCATACCTTCTTCATCTTTCTTAGGGTCTGTGTACAAACATACCACAAATTCTTTTTCTACTCGTTTCTTCCAACGATTACCATCAACAGCTACATACCTTTCAGATACGCCATTCTCATCCTCATATACACCATCTATAGCAAGGAATATAATATGCTTATCAGTATTCTTGCTCTTGTTTAGTATATTATCTATCTCTTTATTATAAGCACTCCATACATCAAATCCTCTATACTTAATATCAGATTCTCTATATATCATTTCTATAAGAGATGTGAATGATTCTATAACTATCGTCTGAACCTTTTCACTTTCCATAGCCTTTTCAAGACTAGCGTGAAACTCTTTGACAGTTGCTATAGGTACGTTAAGAAATTCATTAGCACCTTTGAAAGGTAACTGTTTTCTTTCGGCATTTAGAACTGCAGTAGTTGCAGGGTCTAAATTCCTTAGCGACGTGGACTTACCTGTGCCACTTCTACCAACAATAATAATATTAGGTTTCATACTATGCTACTATTTTTTTTCTTCTTATTCTTGGTTTACTATCCTTACTACCGAATGGTCTACCTCTTTTCTTTTTCTTTTTAACTACCTCTACATCAGATGCAATTAACTTCAATAAAAAAATCAAAATGTTTTTAGTCATTTTAGTTTTGTTTTAAATTTATTCCAATTAGTTTCTTCTTGTTTTGTTTTTCGTTTAGCTTTTACAAACTTTGCAAAACCTCTTAACATAACATTCTTATCATCTTCAAGATTAACTTGTATCTGAGAAAAGGTTTTAGTAAGAATATCTTTTACCTTACTCTTACTAATACCCGTATCTCTACTTACTTTATTAATAAT